GAAACCCAGATATACCGGGTACCCTCTCCACAACACCTTCATCATTTGTTACACTAGATTCAGTATACTCCTCCGGATCATACGGAATTATCTTAGATGCGACGGACGCTAGACCAATGAAGTCCGTTGTTAGTTGTTTGTAGTCATCATAATCCAAATCATCGAAGGGTATCTGTTTCATACGTATCAATGCGTCAGACGCATTATCGACCTCTATCGCCTCCGTGATAAGGTCGATAATTTGTATTAATTCTTCGTCGGAAGCCATTTGGGCACGTTTATAACATTGTATAAGTATTTTCATCTAGCTTTTTAGAAAAGTATAACTCGACCTGTTCACCATGAGTTAAAATCTAGAGAATTTAGCGATTGTGTTACCTGTTGTATGCGTTGGTCTTGCGTTTCGGATAATACTACTTTGGCCTTCTCTCTGGCTTTATCCTCCGGTAATTTAGGTTGGCTTCCGCTCGACGAACCTTCGTCAATTTGTGGATTGATAACAGAGAATGATGCGTACCACATAGCCATGTCAGTCTGTACTGTCTCTCTGATAATAAATGACAGTATGCTATCTGGTTTGAGATCTCTGAGGCTGTTAGTACTGGAACCTTCTGCGTAGATATTTGTTGCATTACCACGCTTTCGATAGATACCGCGACCTACATGATATAGCACGTTATCTTTGAATATTGGTAAGGCTACCCTGAGGACGTTGTTAGTAATTTCAGTATGATCATTGAGTCCTCTGGTGTTGTATGCTTCATATCCCATACGTCTTAGCTGTTCGCTACATTGTACCATGATATGCAGTAACTCCTTAACTTTCTTGTAGTTTAAGTAGTTCCTATCGCACCAGCGTCTGAGGTCATTCTTGTTAGGGCTAAGTGTATTGTGGAATGTTGCCATAATGTCATCGAACAACAATAATGCAGCGCTTAAATCGTCCATTCCTGCCCAGCGTTGGTGGTGAGCTACTGCAGCAGCGTACGTCTCTGGATCAGCACTTCTTGCTGGTTTCCAGTAGTATGGACCCCAACAATCTATTAAACATGCTACTCGCACACCAACGGTTGCTGGTAATTGTTGTTGGATCCAATGATATAAAAACGTTCCATTACGCAATGCCAATGGGAATTGAGGAACAAAGTTACCCAGATCTGTAGTCTCGTAACCGCCGAGCGCATTGCGTTTGATCATGTCATATGTGAGTAAGTTACTAATAGCAGATTCAATCTTACCCAATTGAGCAAACTGTACATCAATGGGATTAATTCCAGCTCGCATAAGCTCAACAACTGAGAACTCGATAGGTAATCTCTCGGCTTCAGTGGGACTATGAGCCTTCAAACTGTTAAACGTCTTCTCCGTTCGCAATCTAACGCAGATACCCTCTTGTTCGCGACCTACACGACCTTTACGCTGGTCGGCATCTGCGCGAGAGATATCTCTCAATGCCAATCTCATACCGCCAGAGTCATTAGTCTCTGCTCTCTTCTCCAATAACATATCAATAACAACAACCAGACCCAAGATGGTAACAGAACTCTGAATCAAGTTAGTGGCTACGATGATTTTGCGTTTTCCTGCAGGTGGTGGTTTGTAGATCTCTTTAATCTGCCCCATACCACCATAGGCAGGTAAGATATGAAGCTCCTGCTTGGCGTTGGGCATCTTCTCTAGAAACTCCACTACGCGAATAATCTCTTGTTGACCAGCTGCGAACACCAGGATACCACCTTCTCTATCATTCTCAGATAGCAATTGTTGATGCATAATCCAAGTCTGTCTAGCGGCAACAGTAAATATGTCATTGCTGTTCTCTGTCATTGTTCTGACATTTCGCATATCTGGATCTTTATCCAGATAAACAGGACGAACATACTTGGAGATTTGCTCGATGGTAATTACTTTTGGCTGCGGTTCCACGTATATCATATTGGGAGTGGCAGACATCATTAGTAATCTACAACCAATCAATCCACGACGAACAAGGTAGCTCCATATAGAAATAATCAAAGCTGTTTCTAATGTGCTAGTGTGAACCTCATCTACAATTAGAATATTGAATGGAAATTGTAAGCTGGGGTTATCACGCTTCTGTTGTACATAGCGTAGAAGATAATTCTTGACGTGACCGGCAGTGGCATATACTAATTGTGTACTCTCATTGTAATGGATTTCTCCTTCAGCAGCATAACCGATACTAATTTGTCCTGATAGCTCATTAGACATGGTCTCATACAATGTCTTTACTGCCTGTACAGGAGGTGCGCTGACCATTACCTTATTACCGGCACGGGCTAATACACCAGGTAATAAGGTACTTTTACCAGTACCGGTGGGAGAAACCAGTAATGTTGCATAGTTGGTAGAAACTGCTTGGTATATCTCCGGGATTCGTTCTGCGAGGGACATTATACTATATTTTGTATGTATAGTAGAGGCGGGTACAGTCCGTTCTATTATTACAATGTATCACGACCCTTGACGTAATAAATCTACAAGTGGCTAAAATACTACAACAATTCTATCAAATAGCATTGTTTTTATCATCTGTTAAAAGCCTCTATCATTATAGTTTATATAAAAACACAAGACATGGCAGGTAAGGAAGAAGCCGTTCAGGTCACAGAGGCCACTTCAAATCAAAATATGCGCTTCATGGCGTTTACGTGGAATGCTGATGGAGTTCGCATTTGTCGTACTTTGGCTCAAACTGTAGAAGAGGAGAAAAGACAAGAAACTGTTAGAGGTGTAACCACTCATCGTTACAGCTGCGCAACTCCTGACTTCTTCAGAGATTTCATTAACCAAGTAGAACAAGTGAGACCTCATTTGGTCATTGTTGCTACCCAAGGTGAGCCGTCTGACGGTACCTACTTACATTCTGATTTTCTACCTGCACGTATGCCTGAGCATGGATACCGTCTGTTGAATCGTGGAAAGTTAGATAAGGTCGGACTTGGTTCTAGCGGACTAGTGTTGAACGGAATGAAAGTAGATACCAGCGATCGTCTGTCCGTGTATGTTGCTGAAGCGGAAGCTGCTAACTTCCGTGCGCAGGATGCTATCTTGGATAGCTTGTTTGGTAAGAACCACACATTGAGTTTCTCTTGCCATAGTGCAGTATCCAGGGCTGCAGGCGCCATTGCGGTGTATGTTAACCATCCAGTGTTCGGTAGATTCTGCTTCATTAGTTTGGATCTACCTGAGTCTTCTGACATTCTGTCTGTTAGAGGAGGTCAATTAGATTATGATAGCTACCGTACTGCTATTCGTGCTGCCAACGTCCTTTGTTTGATCAATATGCAGAACCATTTCTACTTCGCATTGCCTGAGGGAGAGCGTGCTGAGCATATTGTAGTATTGGGCGACTTCAACTACGAAATCCGTATTCCCGGTAAGACTGCGGAGGAGGTTGCTGGTGAGTTGGCTAGTAAACCTACCAATGATTTTCTGAGACAAGTCATTGAGAAGTACGATGAGTTTACTGCTGCTAGACGCGATGGATCATTTACCGCATACAAGGAGGGTCCTAGTAACGATGGACCTCTGTTTCCTCCTACTTACTGGTTACATAGAGATCGTAGTTTGGAGTGCCAACGCGGTGCTATTGGTGTCACTGGCGAAGGTAGTTCATCTGGAGAAGGACGTAAGCTAACGGCCGGCTGTTACGAAGTAGAGTCCCACCACTTCCCTGCTTGGCGTGAGCGTATTATCTACAAGGATATGGGTAACACTAACTTCGTTACTCATTGTACTTACTATCAATCTATTGACACTGGTAACATGAAAGGATCTCGTCATGCTGGTGTAGTTGGTATCTTTGTAGTCAAGAAGAACCAGTAATCGGGTAGCAGTATAGTCAAGTAGGTAATAGTATAACTTTTTAAAAACTCTTACACTACTATCGTATTACACCACCTGGCTGCGGTACACTGGTAAGTCTAGCCTCCAATGTGTAAGTAGCGTCGACAGCATTTTTGATAGTGTGAAGATTGAAATAGTTCAACACTTCGGCATCAGTTAGAGATTTCATCGTTTTAATAGGTGGAGTGTAGGATATAGATACACAGCGGAGTTCCAGGAAAGATCCCGTTATTTTCAGTTTAAATCTTCTAGCTCTAACAGTGAGTTTGTACAACAGCGGTCCTGTTAAATCGCGTAGTTCGCAGATGATTTTATCGAAGTTGTTCATTACTTCATCTCTTGTAAATTGGTAAGTATGTACCCAATAACCATTGGTATCTTTAAAGAACTTTGCTCTCATCTGACGTACTGGTATAATGTACATCCATGCTGGAGGTAAATCAGCCTCTATATGTTCTGGTATTATTGTGATGTTCATCTATAGTAACAGTACTGGACGTATAAATTGTATAACTTGGCTTTTAAATAATCACATTCACAGCGTGAAAACAAATCTCCAAATGATCGGCTCAGAGTTAAGTATTAAATCTTAAACGTGTAACGGAGTAGCCGGCTATCCCCATATGCGAGGAGGATTAACTAATCTAGCTTTCAATTTGTATGTAGGATAACGACATTGTATCACCAGTTCGGAGTTAAAGTACTCTAGTATTCCATCATCCGTCAGTTTATCGATTGATGCGACATGTGGAAAAGGTCCTCTGTTCTCAGAACTTACCTCTATCAGACTCTGTCCTATTTTAAACTTAAAATCTTCACCACGTACGCATAGACTATATACTAGTAATGTCTGTTTTCTTCGAAGTTCTCCCATGATGGCAGCAAAGTTATTAATTATAACTTCTCTGGTGAATATGTGATTATGAACCCAATACCCATTGATGTTCTTACGGAATGGCAATCTTGTTTTCGACATAATGCCGTTCCATGCTTCTGGGAATGTAGCTTCTATACGCGTGGGAATCACAACAGCGTCCATGTTTATTCGACAACTACCTTAGTTTACACTACCAGCTAGCTTTTTAAAACACTAACATACATACACAGTAAGTCTAAATACGTTCAATCAGTAATCCATCATTCTTCAACTTCTCCATAATCTGCGAGCATGTAGTTTCTCTGCTGGAAGATCCACCGCGTCCCTGACTCATATGATATACATAGAATAATCTATCTACAGGCCACTGCCAC